AGGGTGACGTATTGCACGCGCTTCTGCATCTGCGCATCACCGAGGTCGAGCCATGCGCTCTGCAGCTTCGATGTCGGTGGGCCTGCTTCGACGTAGCTGTCACCCACGATGGCGCCACCCATGGCGCGACGCGCTGACAGCACGAACAGGCCTGCAGGGCTGTCAGCGCCTGCCTCGGTGCCAGTGTTGTGCCCGAAGATGAGCTGACCGTTGTACAGGCGGTCAAGGCTGCCCACAGGGAAGCCAGTGCGCGTGCTCCAGCCTTCTTTCTCGACGTGGTAGATGACACCAAGGTTGGGGCGGTCATTGCCATCTGCTGCGAAGTAGCAGTGATACGCGCGATCCTTCGGGCTGTAGCGGCCCACAGCTCGAGGCGCGCAGTCAGGTGTCAGGCGCTGCAGGGTGCGCTTGATGGGCTCGCTGAGTCTGATCACCGACATCTCAGAGCCACCATCGAAGCCACCGGTCAGCGCATAGATGCCGTCAAGCGCCAGGAAGATGACACCCAGGCCGGGTACTTGGTCGATGGTGTTGGGAGCTCGACAGCTGATCTGACTGGTGACCGTGGTGACCGTAAACCCTGCAGCAGGGTCGCCTCGCACTACATCAATACCATTCTCGCGCAGGATGATGAGCACGTTGTAGTGCGCAAACAGGCGCACGATGCCACCGCCTGGCGCACTCAGGCGCAGGAAGTCAGTGCTCGCGAATTGGTGCGCGCGCCCTGGCTTGCTGTGGTGCAGCGTGTACGGATCGGTCGAGCCACCATCAAGCCACAGGCAGTCACCGAAGATGGCAGAGCTGCGAGCAGTGCCTGCAGGGAACGGCATCGACTCGGTGATTGCTGGCGCCTGCGCTCCGACTGCTGAGCTGCGGTACGGGTCGTACCACAAGTCCTCGACATTGTTGGCAATTTGGTCGATGAAGTAGAAGTCAGAGTCACCATACGTCGGGCTGTCGAAGCTCTGATTCTGGGTGCGGTAAATGCGCCTCGCCACAGTGCCAGGCGGCCCGATCGGGATGCGCATGCCAGTGCAGTACCTGAACCCCTTTGCACCTGCCTCGAGCTCCCACTGCACGAAACCCTCACCGCTCAGCGGGCTTTCACTGCCGTCTGCCTTGAGGAACGTGCACTTGTAATTGAACTCAGCCTTCTGCCCTGTGCCGCTCGTAGGCCCCGCGCTGAACCCAAGACCATACTCGCCAGGATGGGAGATACCGCCCGAGGCTGATGGCCACCACAGGTTCAGATAGTCGCCTGTGGCTGTCGGGCTGGTGGGTGGCGTCGCGCTGGTTGAGCCTGACACAGTGGTCACACCCATCAGATCGGGCGCGCTGACGTACCCGAACCCAAGTGGCTCGACCAGCTGCTGAGCGATCAGAGGCACAAGGGTGAGCGTGCCACTGGTAGGCAGTGGCCAGCAGCGCACGATGATCGGCGCGTCGCGCCCATTGGTGACTATCACGCCATCGCTGACCACTGTGTAGACGCTGGCGTACTCATTTGGGGCAGGGATGGTGCGCCCTGACTGCAGCGCCAGCAGGCCACCCTCGCCACCGACCTCGTAGTAGAGGTACAGCGTGCCACCAGCCTCGAGCAGAATCGAGTACCGGCTGCCACCGGGCTGCGCCTCGTACACGAACAGGCTGTAGATCGGCCCGAGGGTCTGCCAGGGTCGGAAGTCGTCAGCAGGGTCAGGCCTGTACTTTTCGTACCCGACGCGCGTCGACCATCCGAAGGTGCTCGGGTCGACAGTCACGTTCTCAAGCACAGACATCGCATCGCGAGGCTGTGGCAGGAACTCGACAACCGCACCCAGCTCAGGCGCCTGCTCGGTGATGCCCTGCATGCTGCTCCCTACGGTGTGAAGACCAAAGGCCCGAACGGATTCGGGTACGCCACAGGCAGACCGCCACCCCTGCGAATGCGCTTCGGTGGGCGTCCAAGGAATCGCGCCTCGAGCTCCTGCTGCAGCTTGACCCGCTTGCGCTCATAGACAGCGCTGAGCGTCGCGTTGTCGTGCTTGAGCGCGATCTGCTCGAGCGCCGCATACGCGATCGCCTGAGCGTATGCCTGAGGCACAAGGGGCACGTCCTGATCTTCGAGCATCGGGCTCGGTGTCACCAGGCGCCGCACACTGAAGCGCGTGTCAGCGCTTGGATGTGGGTACAGCCGGAAAGACTGATACACGCCAGTGCTGCCAGCATGACGCACTGACACAGCCTGGAAGGCCTGCGACTCGAGGTTGGTGACCCTGGTGTCAGCCTGGATGGTCACACCACCAGCAGGGCTGATGGTGTCGACGTTCAGCCCTGGCGCACCTGCCAGCGAGTGGCGCACCCTGACAGGCGCATTGATGCCGAGGTCAGGGCAGGTGAAGTAGTAGCGACGGTACAGGCCTGAGCTGCTCGCGAGCGTCTCAGGTGTAAATGCAAGCTCCTGCGTATCAGTCAAAGTGTATGACACACCTCGACTCAGGGCAGACTCGCGACCACCAGACACGCCAGGCCGGTACTCGACAGGGGTGTCAGGGTCAGGCCCGAACACGTTGACCATGTAGACGGTCACAGTGCGAGCGCCTCGACCTGCGCCAGGCGCGATGACTGCCACCCCTGTTGGCTTGCGAGGCGCTGCGATGCGCACACCCTCGCTCGGGATGTATGCCTCAGGGCGCCCGAGCAGGCTGCGGTCAAGGCGCGCCTCATCGCGGTCAAACTTGCTGAGATGGAACTGCGGAGTAGGCAGGCCCGTCTCGAGGTCATTGATCATCATCACCGTCGCAGTATCGGACGGCAGGTAAACCTCGCGCATGCGCACGGTCACTGTGTATGTGCCAGTCGCACCCTCAAAGTCGCGATCAATGAACAGCTGGTTGACGCTGCTGACGTACCGAATCTCATACCTGCCACGCAGGCCAGCACTGTCGGTGATGATGACGCTGGCACCTTCCCACTGCGAGCCAGGCACCACAGCGTCAGCGCTGTACGGAAACCCAGCGCCAGCCACTGTGCTCGAGCCATTGACGACAGCAAAGCTGCTGACATCATCAGTGGGAATGGTGACAGTGCGCTCGACCTGGCAGAAGTCCCATGCCCGATCTGTCAGCAGTCGCGCCTGCGCATCATTCAGCAGGCTGTCGAGCTGCGTCGCGTATGTCTCATTGGTGGGGTCGTAGTCGAGCAGATTACCAACGAATGCTCTGAGATCTGCCAGATTCATGCTCGACCCCTACGTTGCAGGAAAGGCCCCGCCGCCCACAGAAAAAGCGACGGAGCCAGTGTAGCGCGGGCGCTACGAACCGTTCAGAACTGCTTCTTCACCATGATGGCGACGCGGTTGGCAGTCGTCGCAGCCTTTGCCTCGAGCGCGACACCGAAGCAGCCAGCGGTGTCAGCAGCAGCAGCAGTGTCGACCTCGCCAGCAGCGGTGCTGCCAGCGGAGAGCGCAGCGCCAGCAGCGATGGTGCCACCAGCACAGTTGACATCGGCGACGTAGCCAGACACCACCACACGCACGGGCTGACCGGCGGTCGCAGCGTTCAGCGCCACACCAACCGCGAGACCGTTGCCCGTCGCGACGTTGGCAGCCTGGATGACGTATAGCGCCTTGTCAGCACCAGTCTTGCTGATGTCCGAGCCCACCACATCCAGGGCAGCGATCGTGCCGTTGGCGATGAAGGTCTCAACCTGGCGACGGTGCGAGGTGTCGGAGGCCTCACCAGGGGCGAGGAACTGAATCAGAGTGGAGGTAGCCATGATCAGGCCTCTGCGTTGATGAGGATGGCGTGACTGGCGAGATGGCCCGTCACAAGCTGCATACGGCAGAACACCATCGCAGCCTCGGTCGCCGTGCCAGGCACAGGCATCATGTCGCCGACGTTGAAGAATCCGTCAGTGTCGACGTACATCTGGAACTGATCCGAGCTCAGCAGGTAGGCGCTGACAGGCAGCGCGCCCATGCCCGAGGCACCAGAGGCAGTGAAACCAAGGTTCGGGTCGACGTAGATGCGCGCGCCCCGGTAGGTCGCCACCATCTGGCCGTTGAGGCCATCGCGGTCGCTGACGTTGATGTACTGGATGCGGCTATCCATCAGCGACAGGAACGCAGCGTAGCAGCTCGGGCTCATCAGCATGATGTCAGGCGTCGTGCCAGACGGGTTGTAGATCTGCGTCTGAATGAAGAGCTCATCGAGGTGCGAGAGCGCGAGAGCGCCAGCACCGTTCACGAACTGGTTGAACCAGTTCTGCGCGCGGTACGTCGTCTTCGCCAGGCCTCCGACAGAGTTGACCTGCGCAGTGCCAGCCACACCCTCGAACCAGCCAGTGGCGTTCGGGGCAACCAGCGCAGTGCCGTTGCCGTTGAGGGTCTGCAGGGTGCTGATGGTCAAGCTGTCGCCCGCAATGACCTGCTTGCTGACCTCTTTCTTGAGCGCCAGCATCACGTTCCGCATCTTGCTCTCGAGGATGTTCACAACGGCGAGATCGCCCTTGTTAGCAGCCTTTTCGACAGCGCTGAGCACGATCGGAGCAGTGAAGTTGGAGTACTCGAACTTCGCGCTCTGGAACGGGTCAGTGACAGCCATGCTGACCGGTTCAAAACCGTTGGAGAGCTCAGTGATGCTCGAGTGGTCGCCGAAGATGACGGGCTGCTCGACTCGCAGGCCACCAGAGACCTTGATGAGGTTGCCGTGATCCTCGATCGCCCGGATCAACGGGTGAGCGAGAAAGGAGTTGTCGATGAGCTTGTCACGCAGCAGCTGCAGCGTGGTCGAAATGACAGACTGGGGAGCCATAGCAAGGCCTCCGATGAAATGAGTGCACGGTATGAAGCGTGCTCCCAATCGGGAGTGCTGTAGCTGCTCGCCAGTGGTCGCCCGTATGCAGGGGTAGACGTGCCTGAGCGCTGTGCGCGAATGCTACCGCGTCACAGGCCTCGCGTCTACCTGTTGTGCATCGCCTTCGCGAGCGCCAAGAGGTCGGAATTGCTCATCTTTCGGACCTCACCGCGCTTCGGGGCAGCTGCCAGGCCTTTGCGCCCGATGCCCGTGGCCTTCGCTGCCTTCTGTCGCGCCTGGCGCTTTGCCTTGCTGACTGCGCTCGCCTCGACTGCTGCAGCCTGCTTGCGCCTGCCCATCACAGCCCAGTACGCAGTTTCAAGGTCGAGGCTGGTGTTGGCCTCGAGCATCTGCTGCACATCGGTGCGCAGGCCTGTGTCAGTCTCGAAGTCAGGGTGCTCGTTGAGGAAGGCGTTGTACGACTGCTCAGCCTGCTGCACCTCGTACTCCTGCTGCATGGGCTCGAGCAGAGCATTGAGGCGCACCTGCACCTCATGCTCAATGCGAGCCTTCATGCTGCTCTCATTCCAGGGGTCGTACTCAGGGAGCTCCTCGCGCAGCTGCTCGAGCTCGCGCTTGCCCAAGAGCAGCGCAGCGCGCTCAGCCTGCGCCTCTTTGCGCATGGCTGCTGCTTCCTGAGTCTTGCGAGTGTAGTCACCCTGCATCTGCTTCATCAGGCCAGCAGCTCGAGGGTCGATAGCCTCGATGCGCGTCAGAGCGTCGCGCCAGCTCAGCTTGCCATCAGCCTCGACCTCAGGCTGCTCGGTCGCATCCTCGGGCGCCTCGACCTCGGGCGCCTCAGCCTCGATGGCCTCGGGCTCTGCTGCCTCAGTGTCCTCGGGCGGATCGAATCCGAGCGGGCCTGTGGCTGCTAGTACTGCTTCTGCTGTGCTCTGATGAGGGGTGGTCATCTGACTCCCTGTGTGTGGTGTGGTCTATCGCTCAGCCAGCTGAATCGGCTTTCCAACAGTGCGATACCATGGAGGATTATAGCCAGGCGCGATCTTGAACCGAATCGGCTTGCCAAAGAAGCTGGTGCCAAGTGTGATGACGCTGGCATTTTGAATGCGGTTGAGCAGGAAGGTGCGCCACCCAGGCAGGCCACCGGTCGCGCTGGCGCTGCGAGGGTCAACGTACAGGTGCACATAGGTGCGCCCTGTCCGGTTGTCAGTCCACATCGCGTGAGGGTTGCCTTCGCGTTGACCTCGAGCGCCTGGCGTTGTCGGCTCCTGCCACTTGTCCACGTAGTAATACGAAACTGGCAGGCGGTTTGCGATGGCGTAGCGCAGGTTGCTGGTGGTGTCGCCACCACCAATGTCGAAGTCGAGGCGCTGCCCCCCTGCGCCGCGCCCTGCCTTCGGTATGACGCTGGCAGGAGGCTTGCGCCCGATGCCAAAGAGCCCGAGCAGCTTCGCGCGCAGGGTGCGTGCCATTACGAGCGCATCCGAGCAGCGAAGTCGAAGTCAGCGACCTCATCAGCCTCGATGTCTTCACCCAGGTCAGGCAGGTCAGTGCCTGGCTCAGCGTCTGGCACTTCCTCATTCAGGAAGGCCTCGAAGCCAGGGTCAGCGAGCAGCGTGGTGATCGCAGCGGTGATGGCAGTGAGCTCTCGGTCACCTCGAATGGCCTCGAGCGCCACAGGCAGCGGGCTGCCATACTCATCAGCCGCTGCGCCGATCATCGCGAGAAAACGAATCATCTCGGGATCCATCACATCGGTCGGACCCTCGTAGTCGCCCGCACCCAGGTCGAGCCCCATCAGGCCTGCGACCTCAGCGATGGCCACAGCGAGTGCGGTCATCACTTTCTTGTTGTAGGGCTTGTCAGGCGGCGGCACGACCACCATGAGCGTCTCGCCAATGATCTCATCCTCCTGCCCTGCGAGCTCCTCGAAGTCATCAGGAAGGGGACGCGAGGCGCCAGTATCAAGGGGCATGTCAGACTCCAGGGAACGGGAGCGCAGGCGGCAGGCCTGCCTCATCAGGGGTGGGTTCGATTGGCAGGGGCTCCTCGATGTCTGCCAGCGTGCGTGGCAGGTCGTAGGTGCGCACCAGCTCCTCAAGAATGCTCTTTGGGTCAGCACCGAGCTGCACCAGGGTCGGCGCCAGGCGCTCGAGGCTGCTGCGCTTTTGCTCATCGCCCATCGGCGTGCTGCCTGCATCGACTGCCCAATACTGAAAGTCGCCTGTGAGGTCATCAGCGCTGAGCATGGTCGGGCCGACAGGATTGGGCAGCGCGAGTGGCTCAGCCTCATCACCGAGCAGCACGCTGAGGATGATGTTGTAAACCCTCGCAAGCTCGCTGATGACATCATCGCGCGTGCGAGCCATGCGCCCCACTTCGCTCGAGGTGTAGTCAGCGAGCAGGCGCTGCTCAGTGGCTGTGGTGCCAGTGACCTCACCCCTCGTAAACGGCGCCATCAGGCCTGCATCATTGATGTCATTGGTGACCGTCTGCGCATAGATGCTGATGTCTGCAGGGATTGGGCTGTTGGGCACAGGGATGATGTTGCCCTCAAGCGGTGTGCCTGGTGGCAGGTCGACCTCAATGAACTCACCGTCAAGGCCTTGCCCGATCTTGCTGGTGGCAACGTCATCGAGGAAGCCAGCGCGAATCATCCACTGGCGAGCCATGCGACGCACACCCTGTGACTGATAGGTGCGCAGCACGTTCAGCTCACGGAACTGGTCATAGCTCCGGTCGAGCAGGCTGTAGCCGCGCAGTGGCGTGTCAGGGTCGCGAGACAGGTAGACAGGCACGATGGGCACCACAGGCCTACCGCTCGCAGTCTTGTAGGGAATCCCCGAAGTCTCGTGCACAAGCTCAGCCTCAGGCGCCTCAGCGTCTGCGTCAGCTTCCTCGGCCAGCGCACCGACCTGCACCTGCACACCCTCAAAGAGGTAGCTCTGCCCCTGCTCATAGTCAGGCGACCAGACAAGCAGCTCATCAGCGCGCAGGTCATACATCTCGACCACCCTGCACCATTGGTCAGTGGTGTCGACGCCAGTGTCACGCACGATGGCTGACTGCCCACTGACATCAGCTCGGTCGATCCACTTGGTGTATGGGCGCCCTCGCAGCTCATCCTCGCGCACGCCATAGCGCTCAGCAGCCTCGGTCACTGGCACCAAGTAGGCATGCCCGACGTACCGCTGCTGCTCCCAGCTGCCTGCAGTCGCGTCTACCACCACTTCCCATGGCGCCAGCGCTGTGCAGGCAACGCGCTTGAGCGGGTCAGTGTTCTCGACTGGCGCGAGCTTGAGGAAGCTGCAGGGGTAGATCAGGCTGAGGCGCGTCGCATCCTCGAGCTGCTCGCGCACGGTCAACAGGTACTGATTGGCTGTCGCCTCAGCGACCTCAGGGTTGCCTCGCTTGCGCAGGTCATCCTGCACCAGCACTGCAGGATTCTTGGCAAAGAGGCTGCCAAGGTAGCTCTCGACCACTGCGTAGGCCTTCGGCACCTCGGTGCGCAGCACGATGTCATGCACCTTCTGACGGTCGCGCCAGAAATCCGTCATGTACAGCGCGCGCAGCTCGCGCATCCTCGGGCGCGCACCATCCCAATAGGTATCGTGAGCCTCGAGGATTTCCTGCACCTCGCGAGGGGTCAGCATCAGGCACTCCGTCAGAAGGGCAGGCGAGACGCGCGGATCCTGCGCGCTCTCGCCTTCGTCAGCAGAGTATCAACCCTGAGGCCTTTCGTCGCGACTGCTGCAGTGCGCCAGGCGCTCGGAACATCGCGCAGGCAGCGATAGGCGAGCGCCAGCGCGACTGCTGCGTCATCGTGGCCACCCTTCGGTCCTTCGGGCGCGACCTTGCCAGCAGGGATGGTGAGGCTGCGCAGTTCGAGCCATGTCACCCGGTCGAGCATCTGAATGGCTCGCAGCGCCTCGCGCAGCGTGTCGAAGGCATCGAGCTTGCTCTGCAGGGTGGTCACCCATGGCTTGCCCTGTGGGTTCCTCCACTGCTGGTGGTACCGGGTGTACCCGAGCTCCAACCCGAATGCGTGGCCATGGTTGTTGCTCTCATACAGCATAAGCGCCTGGTTGTAGCGGCTGGCCACCTGCACTGCCCTGTGCGCCCATTCAGCAGGAGTGACTCGATTCGAGCGCTCCACATAGACTGGCTGCATGGTGGCCACCGACACCACAGCGAGCGCGCTGTAGTCACCACCGACACCACCACCGATGTCGACGCCCATGACGTAGCGGTCGCCGATGTGCGGTGACTCGAGCTCTCGACCTGCGTGCTGACCGATCGCATGATGGTCGAGCACTGTGAT